GTAGTAGTGGCGTGGGCTAAGGCTAAGGATGTAGTCGCGTGACCAGTCCGCTGGGAGCGATGATGATCCGAGCAGCTGCAACGCGTCGAAGCATGACAGGGTGACGGTTGAGTCGTACCCTGCGTCTGTCCATTCGGGTGGCCACCCAGAGATGAAACCACGAAACACGTCGTAGGTGGTTGCGCTGTAGGTGGCGCGTATACGAATCTGTCGGCGTGGACGTAGGTTGCCGAAGTAAGGCCCAGACGCGTTGAACGGGTCGAAGCGACGGTCACGGTTAGACAACACCACCGTTGCTGAACCATCGGCTACAAGTGTCCAGTCGTCTGGTACACCGCGCGAGATGTCCATGGAGCGTACATAGGCAGTGACGTCAGTCCATGTCGGGCTGACAACATACGGCCCGTCTGTAAACGCAATCTCAACTATGGCGGTGGGGTATGCCATTAGCGACCACCGTTACGACGCTCGTAAGCGTTGATGGCGTTTACAACTTGACGACCGATGAGCACTGGATCACCGATACCAGTCTGCACCGTGACGTTTACACCAGTGCCCTGACCACGAATGCCGCGCAACGCTCCGGGGTTTATGGATGGCGCTAGGCCGCCGACCTCAGGCAAGTAGGGGATGGATGGTGCCCCGATAGCGCCAAGGGCTTGGTTCGGAAGCGCAATAAACGGTATGCCGAGAATGCCGTTGATGATGTTTACAAGACCGTTCAGTTTGTCAACGACGGTTTGAATTGCCTGACCCGCTGCGTTTAGTTGGCCGTTCTCGTCATACAGCAAATTGGCAAGAACGTATTTGAGTTCTTCAAATGCTCCGCGTACACCGCGTTCACCGAATGCGTCGGCAATCTGGATGCCGTACTCAGCTAGTTTCTTCATGTAAGGCAGGATGGCTTGACCAAGAGTTTCTTTGAGTTCATGCATGGTGATGCGGAACCGAGCCATGACGCCTTCAAACGTGTTGTCATTCTCCAACGCAGACCCAGAAAACCGCTTCTCCAAATCTTTCTGAATGTCGTTGAACTCCATCCCCTTCAACTTGGCCTTGTCATAACCCAAACCCAAAAGTCCAAGCGATTTGTTGTTGCCGTCGTACGCCTTACCTAGCGCGTTTACAACGGTCTGCAATGGCTTGCCGGTGCGCCCGCTAATATCAAGCGAGAGGTTAAGCAATTTCTGTGCCTTTTGTGTGTCCCTAGTAGAACGCACGAGACGAGCAAACGCCGGACGAAGGTCATCGTCGGCGACGCCCGTGGCGCGTTGCGTCACGTCAATGTAATCCTCAACCGCTGCAATCTGTGCGTCGGTCGCCTTCGTTGTTGCCTTCAAAGTGCCAGCCAACTGCACCTGCGCCAACTGGTCCTCACGGGCAATCTTTGCAAAGTCCAACATGAACTTGCCAGCAGTTAAAGCAGCAACACCCACAGCTGCGAAACCAAGCGCAGCAGCCTGACCAGCCTTCTTCAAAACAAAGGCAGCCTTTTGTCCACGGGTTTCTAGTTGCTGAAAAGCAGCAATGGCCTTCTTAATTCCTTTGCCGTCAAACTGGGAGACAATGGGGATGGAAAGGCTCACGGCAACTTCCTCTCAACTAGGCGGATAGTGCGCGTAATTAAACGCTGCATCTCTTGTGCGATGTCGTTACGGCGTGAGTAAACAACGGGACCAATAACTCGAGTACGACCCGGACGGACAGTGCCTAGGTTCTTTGCCAGATCGGAATCGTTCTTGCGTCCAGCAGTCTCAAAAACTGCAGCACCAACATTCTTCTGCTCAATAAGGATGACGTTTTCTGAGTTTCTGCGAGTGTCAACTTTGACGCCTACCCCACGGCGAGCTCCAGCGATTGTAAACGGGAATATCTTTCGACCCTTCTGTGACCAGTTGCGTTCCATACCCGACAACGGGACAGTTTGGTAAGCGGTTTTGACCGCATCGGTAGCAGGTTTAGCAATCTCTTTAGCGTCACGCGTAAATTGTTTACGCAACTCAGGGTCAATGCGACGAAGCGCAAGGATGGCCTCTTTGCCCCCTACTACTTTCGTTGTCATTGATGCGCTCATTGCTGTGGCTTTTCGTGAGAGATAGCAAGCACTGTTTCCAGCATCTCGATATCAAAGGGTATTTGTGGGGGGAAGTAACCCGTCGCCAGTAGCAGCTCTGCTAAGACTCGGTGATAACTGCCCCGTCGGTAGGGTTTACGGTTTCCTCATCAAGCACGTCAATGTTGACAAGGCGCTTGATGTAATCATCAAAGACCATAGGCACCGGGATGTTCTTTTGTTTACAGCACTCATACGCCATAAACGCGAGGTCTTCCATCCCGATGCCGTTAGACAAGTCCGAGATCTTGCGCTTGAACTTTCGTTCCCACGCAATGATCACAAACAGGTTGGTTTCAAGTGTGTACTTGCCGTCCTGCTCTGTTACTTCCAATGTGAGTTTCATTTGTTTCTCCTAAATGATTTCGATGTTTACGGTGCGGTGATGTCGCGAGCCCAAGTACCACCGGTGAACTGAGCGGTGACAGTCGCAATCTCACCAACGGTTGAGTTGATGGGGGTGAAGTCAGCGAGCATGCAGTTCGTGATGGTGTACTCAGGGTTTGCTGGGCCTTCTGTGGTGCCAGATGGCGAAATGATCAGAGTTGTGTTGCCCTGACCGACCATTGCTGCAAGAGCGGTCTCGACTTCAGAGGTTGCGCCTGTGCCACCGTACGAAAGGAAGAACGTGATTGACACGTCCACCGATTGAAGACCAGCGCGCATGATGTGGCCGTTATCCCCAAAGGCGGTGATTTCGAGGGGGTCACTGCCCACCGTGACGGTGCACTGGTTCGCGTTGTTTCCAATTGAGGTGTACGTCGTAGCACCCTGAGTGATGTTGATTGTCGCGTTTGACAGGAATGTGGATGATGCAGCCATGAGGGCTCCTTTTAGTTGCGCTGTACGGCTACAGCAACGGTTAGGTCATAGGAAGGCAGGTCTTGCCCCCCTACTGAAACGAGGCCCGGACGGAGATCCGTGACCGCGATTGGTGAGTTCATTATTTGGTCGGCGATAGTCATTAGGTAATCGCCTGCGTCTTGGTTGCCGGGTGGCGGAGCAAGGACGCTCAGGGTTAATCGAATGTCGCCTACGTTGTATGTAAACGCTGTGACCGTTGGCAGTTGAATTAGAACCGACATTGGCCGAGCGTTACGAGGGTCTGTGATGGGGACAAGACTCAGCGCGGTGAGTTGTGTCTTTACTGCGTTTACAGCGTCAACAAGAATCCCCGATGCAGGCATTAGGCGACCTGTGCCCTTCCACAGCCAAGCAGCTGCATTATGCGGTGAAGAGTCACTGGCATAGGCAGGTTGCCCATCCCGTCAAAAGCACCGTAGGCATCGCCGCTAGTTCCGCGTTCGCGGTAAAGAGTGGCCGCATACATTGTTGCCGCAAGTTCCACGTCTGGGGAAGGCACAGTGCCTTGAGCATCGGTGTAGCCAGCCTCACGGCGTTTACGGAAACACCAGTAGTTACTCGCTGACACACACTTAGCCACAAAGGCCGTGTCGTTAGCGGTAGCCACGTCGATACCTAGCCACGACAACACAAGTGCTGAAGTAGTCCAAGTAATCGTTTCGGTAAACGTCAGGGTGCCAGCAAGAGCTGCATACGCTTCGTCATCGGGCTGACCCGTGACCGCATACAACACCTGATTGAGTTTTGGCACGTCATAGTTGAACTCGAGATAGCCCTGTTGGTCTTTCCCGATGTACTCCCACTCTTCAACGCTGATAACGGTGAAGGTGCCGTTGAACTTTGCGCCAGCGCCTGCGACAACAATGCTGTCGCCGGGCTGAACCTCGGAAGGGGTCAGGGTCTGTACGGCTGACACATCATCAAAGTGAAAACCGTGAGTGATTGTGTAAACAGACATACAGACCCTTTCCCGACTACCTAGTTATCAGGCGAAGGTGAACTTGACGAACTTTGTCTCGTCAATCATCAACGCTGCGAAGTAACCGCGGAGAGCGATTGTGCGTGACAGTGTCGATGGTGACTCGATGGACATGGTGCCCTTTTGCTGTTCGAAGAGTTCGTAACCCGAAGCGTCGCCGACGATGGCGGTGCCACTGGCGAAGTTGCGGTCAACAACAACAGACAAGCCAAAAGCGTTACCGCCGTACGAGTTCACACCAAGATCGCCGTATGCGTTCATTGGGCCCACCTGTGGGAACAACGGACGGTTAGCGGTGTCGGCAAGCGCGATGAGGTTGCGCCAGCGGTCTGGTGAAACGAACAGGTGAGTAGGCAAGTTGCCGTTTGAAGAGCTCAAGATTGTTGATGCTGCTTCAGCAATTTCTGCTGACCAAACTTCAGGCTTAGCCACGTCTGCAAGAGCAAATGCTTGTGTGACGGTTGCGCCTGCGACCAACTGGTCAGCGGCGTAGTTGTCGGTCGCGTTTGCGTAGATACGGCCCATGTCGTCAAGAACAACCTGAAGGATTGAAGGGTCACTCCAATCGATATCGGCTTCACTGATATTCACGTAGCCACCGAAAATTTGCTTGGTGCATTGGTTGTTAAACACAACTAAGGTGCCAGCGGTTGGAGCCTGCTCACCGATAGAAGCACCGATGCTTGTGTGCGTGGTGACCTCAGGACGGATGAAAACCTTGCCGCCTGCAGGCATTGCACGAACGCCGATTGCATCAACTACTGGACGACGACCGATGAAGTTGTTGTAAACAGGCTGAAGGATTGGGGTTGGCAAGATGCCGGGTGTGTCGGTTGTGACGATGTCAGGTGCAGCTGCGCGGAGTGCTTCTGACATTGCGCGCCACTGATCGCCACCTGAAATGGCAGCAGCGATGTACTCGACTGCTGTCGGAAGTGGGGTCTCGCGACGTGCTGCCGCAAAGATTGGTGCTGTTGGAACAGTTTCAGCCGAAGCCTCAACCGTTGGGGTTACTGCAGACATGATTTCCTCCTCAGGAATGTCTAGGGGTTGGGGTTCGACAACTTCTTCTTCCGATTCTTCATCGGGCTGGGAAGCAGCGATTTCTGTGATGACAGCATCCGAGAACGCTGGCATAGCGACAAGTGAGATCTCTGCGAGAGAAGCCTTCGAGACAACCATTGTCCCGTTCTTGTCGTACTTAAACTTGATTGGAATAGCGCCAACACTTACGGAGTCGTAAGCGCCAGCCTTAACCAGTTCAATGGCCTCATCAGAGGCGCGAGTCTTTGCAAACTTTGCTGTAAACAAAAGACCCTCTTCGGCTTCAACGAGTTCGGTGACAACACCACGCAGCTGCGTCATGTCGTGACCCTCAAGAAGTTTCGGAGCCTTTGCGTTTACGTCAAAAGCGCCACGGCGAAACATGACAGATTCACCCGAGGACACTGTCGCTGGAGTGTCCCAAGGAACGGCCACGCCCGTGATGGTACGGGGGCTGTCCTCGCCAGCGGCAGCGTCCAAGGTGACTGGCACAGCTACAAACTCAATCTTCACAATTCATCATCCGTTTCATTGTTGGGCATTCCATTAGGGGAACTGTCTTCAGATCCTTCGTAGTCCTCAATGTCAAACTCGACATAGCGGTTACGGGGAAGAACTTGTGCGCTGGAAAGGGTCTGCTCAATAGCGTCCATGTAGATGCGAGCGCCGAAAAGGTACAGATCCTGACGGGCTTGCTGTGCGTTTTGGTACGTCATCGAAGCGCCCTCGGTTGGGGCAGACACAAGGTAGGCAGGCACGGAACAGAGGCGAGCCATTTCTAGGGACTGGTACTTGCGCTGATCCGCAATGACTTCCTGGGGGTTCTGTGTGAACTCACGAAACTGAATTTGCCTCGAAAGGGCCCCAATGGAGTTTTGTTTACGCGCTGCAGCCCACGCCGAAGCAAGAGAACCAAGATCGTCACCTGACATGTCTTCGCCATCAATCTGCTGAAGATAGCCCGGCACGGTTTCAAGGCTGGCGTAACGGTCAGCTGCCATGTTCAAATAAATGTTGGTGTTGATGGCTTGAGCGCCAATCTTCAAAATGCCCTCAATAGGCGACAAGAACTGGATCACGTTGTTTACGTCAAGTGGCTGTCCGTTGAACTCAAGTTCTTTAGACGGCCCGTAATACTGAGGGATTCCAGTCTGCTCTGTGCTTGAGATGTTTGCAGCTGGGAGCCATGTAAACGAGGCAGGCAACCCGGTCGAGTAGCGCGTGGTGACGTAGGCGTACGCTGCACCGTAGAAGAACATGTCCGAGAAGATGTTTACAAAGAAGAACGAGCGTGAAACTTTTGGATCTGGGGTTTCCATCCACGGCTCAAGAGGCAAATAGACCTCGTCATAGTCGGAGCCGTTCCACTGCTTTGAGTAATGCTTCAGACCAACAGATCCGATAATGCCAGCAAGCAGGTCTCGGGAACGGGAAACAGTGGGAATACTCAGCGCACGAACCTCAGCAGACCCGGTGGTGTACTGGATGAAGTTGCCGATATAGGACGCGCCTGCAGCCGCCTGCACAGGTGCAGAGGCGAAAGAGGCCGTGTCAACTTTGCGTGAGAAAATACCCATCTGTTGGGAGTCTTACACAAGGTTGTTGCAAATGCAACTATCTAGTAAGAACTTCCCATTGAAGGTTTTGCGCTCTGAGGTTTAGCAGATACAAGAGCAGCTGCGACCACCATGCAACGTGCAGCCTCAATCGGCCCGGGTGATCGTTGACTAGAAATGACGATTGAGTTCTCCGCTTTTACGAGTACTGCCCTGTTTACATGCTCCGCCAGCATCGTCTCACCTGTGTGCAGGATGCGTCCCTCAATAATGAAACTACGAACCACGCCCACAAACTTCAGTAACTCGCCGTAGCCCCACTGGGTTGTGCGAAGTCGGAACTTCTCAGGGGTATGCACATACAGCCCCGGCGTAATTGCCAATTTCAATTTCGGGTCTGCCTCAAGACGTGTTGTGATTTCGTGCCACATCTCAAAGTTGGATTCTGTTGTAAACGCCATCGACACAACAACATGACCGTCAGGGTCAGGCCGTGCCCACACGCCCACATACTTCGAGCCGTCCGTGGCTGAGTCCACGCTGAGATAGCCACCTTCGCCTTCGTTCCAATCCGTTTTGCGTTTAGACCACATGCCGTGAGGCATCCAAGATTGTGCAGCACTCACCCACAGGTTGCAGTGGGCGCGGAGGAACTGTGTGCGATCAGGTGCAGCAGCTGCGCTGCGTAAACCTTTCATCGTGATGGTCTTTCCAAGGCTGGGGTTACTGAACCCGAAGTAGCGTTCGTCCTCAGGGTCAACACCGGGGGGAAGTGACCACTCAGCCATGAAGAGATCAGACGGGGTGCCTGAGTCAATGCAGCCAATGGCTTGCTCACGAAACTTGATAAACGCAAGGCTTCCCTCATCGCCAGCAGTCGAAGTCATCCAACACAACGGAGACGGCACTGCGATTTGGGAGGGGAGAAGAGCGCCGAAGATTGCGCCCTCGGTAATGCTCCAAATCTCATCGAGGAGAAGAATGTCCCACGAGCCACCATGCTTCTTCGCCGTTGCAGCAGACACCTTCCAGCGTGACCCGTCAACCATGCGCACCTCATGACGGCCATACGCCCACGTCACCTTGCACAAACCTGACTCTTCCCACAGCTCTAAATGTTCGCGCAACTCCTCGAACACTTCCGAAGCAAGAGACAACTCGTGCGCTGCCGAAAGGATCCGAACTGGTCGACCCCAAATACGAGGAAGAACTGTCAAAGCCCACCCCACAATTGCAGCGTTCATCGTGGTCTTCCCGTTCTGTCGGGCACAACTAATCAAAGCCTTGCTATGAATAAAGTTCAGGTCATCATCGTGTTGCCACGAACGATCAAGAGCAAGTTTCTGCCAGTCAAACAGTTCGCGTCCAAGGGTCTGCGCCGAAAACTCCGCAATGGAAGGCCCAAAAGACTCGTACCCAATAGTGGGCGTAACCAGCCGTGGCGGATGATCAGCTTCGTCCGGCTATGGGTCGGTTGCTCAGGTCTACTAAGAGCGTTGAGAAGTCTCAGAAACTGCTTAACTTGGCATTAGATATCAGTGCCCGAACTGGCAAGCCATTACAGGCTGTAGTTAACGGTTTGGCGCGTGCGAGCGAGGGTCAGGTCTCAGCGCTCGGCAAGTTGGGTCTTGGTTATGACAAGGCAGAACTTAAGGTCAAGAGCTTCAAAACAATCCAAGATGAGTTGACTAAGGAATACGCAGGCGCGGCTAACGACAAGGCAAAAACCTTTGAAGGCACTATGCAACGCCTTGCTATCACTTTTGATGAACTCAAAGAGTCTTTAGGTACCTACATTTTGCCGTTTCTTCTTGAGATGGCTGAGTCTGCAATCAAGGTCGCTGATGCTTTTGGCAAGGGCGGTATGCAGGGCGCTGTGCGCCAACTTAAAGAAGAACTCAAGTATTTCCTTTACGACGCAAACGGTGAACTAAACGAAACAGGGCGCACCCTTAAGACAATTATTAGCGCTTTTAACCTTGCCGTCGGCAACCCTATTTCTGCTCTTGTTGGTGGCGCAGTAAACTTTGCAACTACAGGAAACACGACATACACCGTGCCAACTATTGACAACTTTGCTGAACGCATTGACCCTGTTTTGCGTGACCAATCCCGCAGAGGTGTTACAAGCCGTCAAGGCTTAGGTATGTCAAGCTACATTCGCAACAACCCCGGCAGTGTAAACATTGAAGTGAAGGTTGCGCCAACTGCTGATCTTGCAGCTGTCGGCAAAGAAATTAAGAAGGCGCTCAGTGCTGCCGACCGTCAGGATGGCGGTTATGGAAGCCGAGCTGGTAACCGATAATGCCTTTCCCAGTTGCCATTGTTGAAATTGCGTTTGACGCATCTCCTTACGACCCGTCGCCTACTTGGACGCCTGTGACGGAGTACGTGCGTGAGATGACCACTGATCGTGGACGCACTGACGACTGGGACGTTTTTAGCGGGTCAGCGTCTGTGGTGTTGTCTAACCGTGACCGACGCTTTGACCCGTTCAACACTTCAGGGCCGTACTACGGCAAACTGTTACCGCGTCGCCAGATCCGTATCACCAGTACTTTCGGTGGTACGACATACCCAATTTTCCGTGGCTTTGTTGTTGGGTGGCCACCTGTGTGGACTGACGCAGGCAAAGACTCAACCGTGACCCTGTCGTGTTTTGACGCTATGGGGCTACTGGCGTCTGACGCCCAACCTGTCGACTGGGCTCGTAACTACATTTTGACTACTAGCCCACGTCACTACTACCCCTGTGATGAGCCTGTGGGGCCGTTCAGCGCTAACCAGTCTCTGAAGGACTACGGCAGTGAGCCGTTGAACATGGCGACGACTGCAGCTGCTTCTAGTGGCGGTCAACTAGCTGTCGGTCTTGTTAACAGTTCAATCACTGGCACGGGGTCTGAGGCTGCATTGTCTGCACAGGGCGGTGTAAACAACAGTCCGGGTAGTTTCTCGGTTTCGTGTTGGGCTATCCCTGACTCATCAGGCAGCATTTCGCAAATGCTCAGCGGGAGCATCTACAACCATTTCTGGTATTTGAGTTATGACAACTCAACTGGCAAGTTCCGTGTCGAAATCACGGAGCCGTCTTTTGGTAACTCAAAGGTGGCAAGCACTACTGCTTCAGGGTTTGATTCGGGCGCTGCTCGTATGTTGTCGTTTGACTGGAACAGCGCAGCGCGCACCATCACGCTTTACATTGACGGCATCCTTATCGCTACCACAACAGTGAACACGGGCGGCATTTATATTCCGTTGCCTGAAGCGGTAAACATTGGAACAGGATCTGTCCAACAGGTCATTGTCTGGAGCACTGGCATCGCCCAGTCAATCTTTCAGGAAATCTACAAATACAGCACGGTTGCTTTCTCTGAGTCAACTGCTGCACGATTCAACCGCCTCATCGCTCAAACCTCGTTCCCGTCGGGCATGACCTCTGCACCATCCGCGCCAGCGTCCACCGTTCTTGAGCTGACAGACGACGCACCCATGACGACGTCAGAGCTGCAGAAGGTCGCCGACTCCGAGTACGCACCACTCTTCGTGACCCGTGCTGGCGTGTTAACGCTGTACAACCAAAACCAGATCCGCACACAGTCACGCTCTATCGTGTCGCAGGGCACCTACGGCACAGGTGGTTATGCCATCGGGCCTGAGGTGGCTATTGCGTATGACGGCGATTCGATGCGTAACGAAGCCGATGTCACAATGTCTCAGGGCGGTGTTTACACCAAGAGGAACACGTCGAGCGTTGCGACCTATGGAGCTGCTGAGGCATCCGTGGATACGCAGGTTGCGACCCTTGCTAATGCTGTGGCTATTGGTGAAATTGTCACTCAATGGGGCGGTCAGGTTTATCCGAAGGCTGACCCTGTTGAGGTGGTGTTGTCGCCCGATGGTGACTGGAGCAACGCGCTGGATCGTGAGCTAAATGACCGCATCACGTTGGTGGTTTCTCCGCCGACTGGTAATGCGATTACAACGCCGATGTTGTTGTCTCGTATTACGCACTCGGTTGTGCCGGGACAGTGGACGACCACTTTTGAGGGGTCTGCTCGGTGGGCTGCTGTGTGGATCTGGGGACAATCTAAATGGGGCGGAACTGACCTTCTAGGATAGGAATTATGGCAACACCAACATCACTCCCAGCAGCGGTCGCCACAGGCGATGTCGGAACAGCTGCACAATTCAACAACATGCGTGGAGCGTTTCGCATCTTGCAAGTGGCAAGCACTTCTACGACAACAATTACGTCGGTGGCAAGTAGTTCCTACACGCAGGTATTTAGCTTGACGATTACACCGCAATCAACCTCTAACAAAGTGCTGATTATGTCTAACTCTTCAATTGCTAAAACGGCGGGCAACGCATCAAACGGAGTCAATCTTGTTCTTAAAAGAAATGGCGTGGCAATTGCTTCTCAAGTTGCTGTGCTGTTTACGGGTACGGCAATTGTCAACATTGGAACGTCACCAATCACAATTTTGGATAGTCCAAACTCTGCAGCAGTCGTGACATACACACTGGAAGTGGCAAACTTTGTAAACGCTTCAGCCGTTGAGCACAGCGCAAACAACAGCTTTAGCAGTTTCACACTCATGGAGATCTCGGCATGACACACGCAGAAGTACTTGAATTATTGGCCGCATCTGAATTCGACAATGGATGGGCTGTCGCTGACGGCGTTCTTGTGTTATGGGAACACGACACAGATCCACCAGCCCCACTCACACGACCCATGGAGGCAACCGATGAAGCGACTACTGCTGACGCTGACGCTGGCGCTGACCCTGAGTAGCTGCGCAGACCGCGTACGCCACAACTGCGAAGACACCCAAGCCACAGGCACATTTGAAAGGCGATGCCAATGAACCCCGACAAACGACTCACCAACGAAGAAATCAAAGCCCGACTAATCCTCATCGTAGGAGTCGCACTTTCGTTCTCATTCGTCGCTGCAATTGTCTCGCTGATCTACGGCCTGCTGTTTGTCACTCAACCTCTCGAGCAGGCACCAAACGATGCCGAAGCATGGGCAGTTCTTTCCCCGATGCTGATGACCCTTGCCGGTGGCCTCATCGGGCTACTTGCAGGCAACGGCCTCAAAGACAAACCGAAAGAACCACCAACAGGAACACCCGTACCATGATTAGCGCAACCGTCACAGTCGCCACCACCCCAACCCTGCTCGTAGCAGGCGCTACAGGCACACGCACCATCTACCTCCACGTCGACGGCAACACCATTGTCTATTTAGGCGGTGCAACCGTGACCACCGCTGCAGGTACAGCCGTAGAAAAACACACCAGTCCCATTGCCATCACCCTTCGAGATGGCGACACGCTGTACGGCATCGTCACAACTGGCACCGCCGATGTCAGAGTTCTGAGGGACAACTGATGCCTAGGAAGTACCCGTTTTACCCGTCATGGGATGGCAAAGCCACAGACCCCGTCACGAAGAAGTTTTACGACCTCTGCAAACGCCGTTGGGCTTTCACCAACCTAGGCATGTACGCCAACCGCCCAATGCGTGGCAGTAAGAACCTCAGCACCCATGCGACTGGATTCAGTGTCGATATGGGTTATCCAGCCACCCGTGCAGGCCGTGCAGCTGCTCGAGAAGCATGGGACTGGCTCATTGAGTACACCGAAGAGCTGCGTATCTGCGAGATTCACGACTACTCGTATCTGAACCCTAAGCAGGATCCGAAAGACAAGACCGCTTGGGGACGTGGCTACCGCTGCTCTCGTGGCGAAGGCGTGAAAGGCGTCAAGGTGTTTACAGCGACCGACAACGCAGGCACACCCGGCGGTGCATGGCTCCATGTCGAGGTGTCTAACGATTGGGAATCCCCAGAGGCTTTTGAGGCTGCATGGCGCGCCCTGCCTAAGCCTGTAAAGACTCCCTAGGGGCTTGGTCTCTCCTAGGGGCTAGGAGGGTTGGGTGTGTTGTTTCTCCCCCACTCCAGCCCTCCGCTTTCGTAATGCTTGACTTGTGTAAACACAGCAGGCAGAATGTTTACACGGGCGACCAAGCGCCCCTAAACAAAGGAGACATCATGTTCGATGACTTGCCACTGTTCCGCAGTGCAGACCCAATCACCTCAGTGCTAGGCGCTGGAGACGTCAAGCCCCGTAAGCGCTCACAAGCGATGCTTTTGCTTGCTGAGTACCTACACGGCGGAATGACCGATGAAGAGGCTGGAATGGCCTCTGGACTGGCTCTGAAGCCAAAGTGTTGCTACTGGAAGCGCTGCTCCGAACTCCGCGCTATGGGGCTAATTATCCCGACAGGTGAAACACGCCTATCCAGCGCAGGCTCCGCTATGCAGGTCTGCGAAATCACTCAAGAAGGCGAAGAGGCGCTCCGATGATGGCATTTCTTGTGACCCTGCCTCTAGGGTTGTTTATGTCCTGCCTGATCTATGCCATGTGGAAAGCCACAGACATTGAAACAAACTGGCAAGACCCTCCGTACGACTGGAACTTCGAGGACGAAGAACTCTGGATCACTGAGGCTGAATTATTGGACTATCAAAGAAGAGAAGATTGAAACGTGGACTGCTGTGCTTCGCACTACTCACCTTATTTGTCAGCCCCGTGCAAGCGTCAGCTGCACCCAAGTGGAAGTGCCAGCAGTGGCACACCATGCTCCGTAAACACGGACTTCCCATCAGCGTGTTCGACAGGATCATGTGGAGGGAATCAAGGTGCATCCCTCACGCAGTCAGCCGTGTTAACGGTGACGGCTCACGCGATACCGGGCTTCTTCAGATCAACTCTTCGTGGCGTACACTCACTGCTAAGACGTGTAAACGCCCGTATTCTCAGGTCATCAAAAGCCTGACAGACCCATCCTGCAACCTGAAAGTGGCTCGCAT